GATATATCTAACTAGCTATTAGCTTTTATTAATTAATATATTATATAGTAGCACCAAATTCATTCTTGTCAAGTCATTTTTTGATAACTTATTTATAACGATTTGTATAACAATCTAGCAACCCCTTTAAAATCAAGCAAGTTATCGTTTTGTTATTTATGATATAATAAAGTTACTAGTGTTCGGGGTTGTCTCTCATACCCACCGCCCCGAGCACTAGCTTTTTTATTTTTCAATGATATAATTTAAGTATTATGACTGCATGCAACCTCGTACAAGAATTTGGTAACAAGCCTATTTCCCTGAAATGGAATGTTGTCAGAGGTGATACCTCTAAGCTACGTGTTGAATTCTTTGAAAACGATGAATCAACATACTTTGATACCTCTACCTGGACTTTTGCTTCTTCTGCTTATGATAGTAGAGGAGATGTTCTTGATGAACTAGAAGTTATTGTAGAAGATGGGTATGTAGATATCCTAGCATCTTCTGATATTACAAGTAACTGGGGTACTGGATCTGGTTCTATAGTTGCAGAACTAGCTTTTGATCTTGAGATAACTATTGATGATGAAATCTGGACACCAATTATAGGGATCATCACTGTGATCGGTGATGTAACAGGTGGTCTATAATGGCATCAGCTATTAAGATTTCTACTAACTACGACAACAAGCCTGATGTTATTAAGGTAGCTGGCAAGTCGTACAAGGTAAAGAAATAACTAGTTATAATTAATACATGGCAACCTCTCACAATTTGTACACCTTGAGCAGCTCTTCTGCTACAAGAATTACTCCAAACGGAACTCACTCTGGTATCGATATCACATTGCAAAATGTTTCGGATACTGCCTACGTTTATGTTGGTGCAACAGGCGTTACATCTTCAAATTATGGATACCGCATTGCTCCTGGACACGCTATCTCTTGGGAGCTGCCTGGCAAGAATGCACTATACGCAATCTCAGACACTAATGGATCTGAACTAGCTGTTTTGAATACATCGTTGGAGTCTGGCAGCTAATGTCTAGATTTACTAACCACACAGACGGTATTCCAGGTCCACAAGGACCAGCAGGTAATGATGGTGCTGACGGGGCTAGCGGAACTTCTGGACTAGAAGCTTGGACAAGGTATTCTCCAGTATTTCAAGCAACTGGACTAACCTTTACTGGAAGTAATTCAACCTATCCTACGTACAACTCTCACTATGTAAAAGCTGGTAAGCTGGTTAGTTTTGTAATTGAAGTCGATCTTTCTACCGTCACAAACTTTGGTACGGGACAATACAAGTTGCAATTGCCTTTTACTCCTGCCGTTGGATTTAATCACTTTAGTGGTTGGGTATGGGCGGATCCAGACGTTGACCCTGATACTGGAACTGGACACACAATTTTGAACTGTGACACCGCAGGCATTACTGATGTTCTAGACTTACACTATCTTAAGCAATCTGGTGGAGCAAATTCACCAATAAGAGAGGGACTGCTTGTCCAGGGTACACCAGTAACACTATCAGCCATTAGCAAGATTTATGTTAATGGAACTTACATAGCTGCATAATAGTCTGAGATAAAACCAACATATATCTTGGTTTCTTAGTGTATAATAATCTTATGGCATTTCCAGCAACTTATAACATCAACTACTACGAGGGTGACACCTATGAGTTCAACATCTACCCAAAAAATTCAGATGGCTCAGCATTCTCTCTAACAAACTTTTCTGTAGCATTCAAGATTGCTACCGCACGTGGCGCAGACGCTACTCAGTATGAGTGTACCGCAAGCATTTCAAATGGTGCGGTGCTCTGTAAGATTCCATCTGGTATTGGTAGACAGCTTACAGCTGGAACTACATACGTATACGACGTTCAGGTCACAAGATCTAGCGACAGCACAATCTACACACTTCTGACAGGAAATGTATCAGTAACCGCTGACGTTGTTGGAGCGGTATAGTGCCAGAAGTAATCCTGTCAAATGATGACGTTACCGTAATCGGTGGACCAGCATCAATTAACCTAGATGTAGACTTTGGACCAAAAGGCGATCGTGGTAGCGCATTCCTAACTGGAGATACTAATCCAAATGACTACGACTTCCTAGAAGAGCCACTTGTTGGAGATGTTTTTATTAACATCAATGCTTCAGATGCAGAGTATCTGTACATGTACCAGCTGGTTGCAGGACCAAGCTCAGATACCTGGGAGCCACTGCTAAAGCTTATTCCAAATGTTTTTGCACAGAATAAGACTCTAGACTTTGTAGATGGCGAGGCAACCACTACAATCTCAGTAGCTGACGCAAGCGTCTTCTTGCCAAGCCTGCCGTCTTCTCCAACGGCAGAAGATTTTAATATTCAAGCTACTTTAATCAATGTAGGAAAGCCAGTTGCTCTATCCATAACTATTGGATCAGTATCAAAGACTAACAACGTCTTGTCGCTACCAGTAACTGTCTATGCAGCTGAACTAGATGGAAGCACCTGGTCCACAATGACTGGTGAAACTAACTGTCATCTGTCTATTACTGTGGTATAATTTGAGTGGTGATATTAATTGTCTAGTTCTATTGGAAACATTCTACCTACGCAGATCCCAGATTATACTGAGGCAGCTGACATTCAGGCTGCCCTGAAGCTTTACCACTACGGAAGCACAACCCCACCAACACTAGACCAAATCGGCGGTAACGGCGGAATCATTGCTAACTCTGTAGCAGGTCACTTAAAGGCACTGGACATCAGACTAGATGGCGTAGAGGCTATCAGTGAATACCAAGACACAGCTCCAACAAGCCCTGTCGATGGTGCAATCTGGGTAGATTCAAACAGCTCAGTTGCAAACATTACTGGAACAGTAGCTGCTTATCAAAACTCTGCACCAACAACTGGTCTCGTAGATGGACAGCTCTGGGTAGATAAAGACTCGTCACCACTAACAATGTATGTTTATGATCTTGCTACAACTACCTGGAAGGAAATAGGTGCATAATGACTACAATTTCTTCTACAGGAAAGGTTGGCTACATTTATGACGAGCCAACTGATACGTGGCACCCACTAGCAGGTAACGCAGACACTGCTGCAGACTACACCTGGTCTGGCAATCATGAATTTACTGGTGCAGGTGGAACTAGCTTTGTCACTGCAGTAACCTTCGACGACACAGTAGTTGTCAAAGACGGAGTGAACAACTTCCAAAACTTTTCTGCAGTATCTTCTGCAATCCCATCGCCAGTAACTGGCACTGTTGTTTTTGTAAGACAGCTATCAGACGGATCACCACTAAATAATTCTTATTTTTGGAATGGTAGCGACTGGCAGTCAACACTTGCTGCATCTTTCTCAACCGTAACCAGCGGAACAACCCTTGCAGTTTCTACAATGTATAAGACAATCATTGTTAACACAACTTCAAACGTTGATGTTGTAATTCCACTAGATACAGATGACTCTGCGGAGATTCCAGTGGGTGGACGTTTCGAGGTAGTCAGGGCAAACACTGGAGAAGTAACTATTGCTCCAGCAGTTGGAGTAACTCTAAGATCTAAGAATAACTACACTAAGATTGGTGCTACCTACAGCGGTGCAATGCTAACCAAGTTGGCTAACAATGAATGGCTACTTATCGGTGATCTGAAGGCTTAGGACCGATGGCAGGCGTACTTGGGTTTTATGCAGCTTCTAAGGGCAGTGCAGTAGTTCCTCTACTTACTGGTCTTAGCTCTTCTCAGGCACAATCTGCAATCACAGCCGTATCTCTGACGGTAGGATCAGTAAATACAACTACTTCTGGAGCTACATCTGGAAATAATGGAACCGTTTATTCACAAAGCGTACCTGCAGGCACTGTTCTGAATCAGCAAGATACTGTAGACATCGTAGTTTATCTTTATGTTCCTGCACCTCCAGACTTTACGCCTACCCCGACACCTACTACTACTTACTACTGTAAGACAGCAGATGAAAACGGCGTAGTCAGTCCAGAGTTTACAAGCTCAACTGATGTCAGTGGATATGCCTGTGATGACTATAGAACTGTATGTCAGACAACTCCAGGAGTTCCAAACCCTTCAGCACCGCCAAACTGTCCTACAACCTGGTATTGCCGTTACATGGAGAATACTGGAGATACTTTTATCTATACCTCTGCAACTAATGAGACATACTGTACAAATGGTATCGCAGGTGTAGCATGCTCTACAAGCGGATATCCTGCACCTTCTAGTGGAATATACACATGTCCTGTAGCTCCACCGTACTTCGCACCACCAACATTTGGTCCAGAATTTACTCCATCGGTTCCTCCAACATTCACTCCTGCGCCATGTGTCTGCTTCCGCTCATCATGCGATAGCATTGGTGGAACCTCACTCTGCGACGCTAACTGTAACTACACTGGTTGTGCAGTATAACGGTTATGCTATAATTTAAACAAGGAGATATTATGGCTGAAAAGAAATTTGCAATGATCGTAGACTCAGAAGTGTTTGCGGTATTCTCGTTTGACCCAGAGATGGCGACTACGAATCCAAACATACCAAGAATTATTGCTGGTATGTCGTCAAACCCAATAGCAGTAGACGCATCTGATGTAGATGGAGTCGCTTGGGGTTGGACCTACAATGGCTCAGAGTTCGTACCACCAACGGAGTAGTTCATGTCTGAACAAAAATTAAATCCATGGCAAGAATGGAAGAAGAATCTTGGCGACACCAGACCATGGGATATGATAAATCCTGCAGAAAAGAAAGTGTCTCTAGAGATATCTGTAAAAAGGATGGATATCTGCAAGTCTTGTCCAGAGCTAATCAAGCTAACTAGCCAGTGCAAGAAGTGTGGATGCTTTATGGGATTGAAGACACAACTTGAAAAGGCAGAATGCCCACTAGGCAAGTGGTAGCATGGAGAGCAAAGAGCTTGCCCCTGGCATAGTCGTCTACAGCAATGTTCTCAATGACGGCGTTAATCTACCATCGATGATAGAAGAAGCTGTTGAGTACAAGGCAGTAGCCTGGCTATCTGCTTCAGTCTCTGGTGGCACTAACAAAGATGTTAGAGACACAGACACTATGGTCATTCCTTCGTATATGCCAGAAACGCCACAGGAGAGCCCTAGAGACTTTTTTAACAAGTCTATGCTAGATATCATAAATTCTATCTTTAAGCCAGCTGTGAACGAATACATGGCTAATTACGGCATAAGCTATCAAGAATTCGAAACCTTTAGTATTTTGAAATATGGCGTAGGTCAAAAGTTTACTAACCACATTGACGATCACCCAAACTACCACAGACGAGTTTCTATGGTTTATTACATGAATGAAGACTACCAAGGTGGAGAAATCTCATTCCCTAGATTTGATTTAACTTATAAGCCAAAGGCAGACGAGCTATTGCTATTCCCATCTGGCTATACTTACAATCACTCGGTATCTCCAGTCTCATCTGGGGTACGATATGCAATAGTTGGATGGATTAAATGATTAAATATAAACACATACTTAGAGATAGTCTAGCTAAAGGTTTATGGTCTCTCGCAAATGATGTAATTTCTGGACAGTACCACGAACCAATTAGAACCTGGACTAATCATGCCTGGTCAGATAGCATTATTGGAAGAGGGTCTTCTGTATTCTGCATGTCTCTTCCAGAGAAGTTCCTTGTAGAAATTGAGAAGACTCTAATCTCCAGAGGTATTCTAAACGAAGAAGAGGATCAGCTTCTAACAGAGTCAAAGAGTGCAATGCTTTATGTTTGGATGCCAGGCTCGTATATTCCATATCACAGCGACGCTAAGTATAGCAAGGCTGTCACGATCTACCTTAATCAGGAGTGGGAGTTTAACGATGGTGGGCTGTTTGTTTGGCGGAATCCAAATGAAGAAGACTGGATAAGCGTAGTCCCACACTATAACCTTGGCATTGTAAATGCTTTTGGGCTAGAGCATGGGACCACACCAGTAACATCCGATAAGCTAAGAGTAACCGCTCAGATATTTCTAATTAAAAAGAATCTAGGATAGTACGAGCATTCTGACATACAATACATCAGAATAGTTTCCACCAAAAGAGTTAATTCCTTCAACTCTTGTGACGTGTCCCTTTTTAGGGGCATGTATCATCTTTCCATTACCAATATAGATTCCAACATGGTAGGCAGATTCTCTGTTCTTGTATTTGAATACAACCAGGTCTCCAGGAAGTGGTTCAGATACGTACTCCCCAGAATGTTCTTGCTTAGATGCACGATGCTCTAGCTCTATGTTTAGCTGTTCGTAAAACCACATAGTTAGACCAGAGCAGTCCCACCCAGAAGGTGTAGATCCAGAAAATACATACCAGGTTTTGTTTACGTGAGACTGCAATTTCTTGATCGCAGCAGCAACTTCGGCTTGGTTATTTCTGACCTGCATTTTGTGAATTGTTATCTTTGTGTCAGAAACAATCTTCTCTAGAACTGGGGTTGGTGATTCATAGTTTATAACTTTTGTAGATACTTTCAGAGTCTCAGACTCAGCTGGTGTAACACAACCAGTAATAAAAATGGTCGAAAGACCAATTGCAGCAAATTTTTTAAACATGCTACCTCCTTATATTTCATGTAGTTACTAGCCACTCTCACTGGCTTCTGGCGACATATTTTTACAGCGATAGCAAAAATAAACTGTCTTGGATTGTCACGATTGTCACGTTGTTGTCACTCTGTTTCATCATATTCCTCCTTAACGGAAAACACTCCTTTAGGGGGAGTGTTCTATAAATTATACCATCGTTTGACTGATTTGTCATGCTATAATTGAATTTATGGCTACAGGAGAATCAGCAACTTACGACCTACCGTTCCCACTCGCTGGCGACGAAGTCAAGGTACACACAGACATTAAGCAGCTTGTTGACAGGCTAGAATCAGTTCTACCATCAGCATCATACTCACAAATAGTTGCTTTGAATAGTAGCGGTTCTCTAATCGCAGCTGGAGACCCAGTCTACATTACTGGATACACTACCCACACAACAGTAGCAAAGGCTACGTCATCAACCACAAACCCTATCCTAGGATTGTCAAAGACTGCAATAGCTAACGGTTCTACTGGCATCGTTGTTGTGTCTGGAGTGGTAGAAGACATCAACACATCTGGCTTCTCTGCTGGAGATATTCTTTTTGTAGGATCTTCTGGCGGTTTGACTACAACTCAGCCATCATCTGGTGCAGCAGTTGGAGTCGTTGCTCACGCAGCTGAACACGGCTCAATCATTATCGATGCAAAGGGTAACGGAACCTGGGGGGCACTAAAAGCTGGATTAGCTTAATAGTGATATAATATAC